GATAAGTTTCCACCTGGAGAAACGAAGTTAAATGAAGCTCCTTCTGGAAGAATCATTGGCTTATCAACACCTAATGCAACTTGATTCATCTGATCCACTCCAGATATTACTGGTTGGCCTAGAGCTTGTAATCTCATAGCCAATCCTAATTCAGTCATCAATAGATTTATCATTAGGTTAGCGTTAATAATATCTGTTGCTCCATTACGCATGAAGTCGGTTGTGTATGGGTGGCGATGGCAAATAGTAAAAGGCAGAACACCATAAGGATTAACATTCTCTTCGTTTACCGATTCAATGTTTCCATTCTGATCTACAAGAAAATGCTCTGTTTCTGACCAGTAAGCATATACAACTTTATCATCTCTTGTCTGCCCATGATTATAAATAGGGTAGATATAACCAAATGGCTCTCTACTTCTAGGCTCGAACAATGGTTCAAACTCTATTATCTGGTCGTATTCAATCTTCTTTGTTTCTTCGTTGTATCTGCTTTTTAGTAGATGTGAACCTAATAGATAGGTTAATCTTTCAGCAGTAAGCATTGACTGATCTAAGTTTGATACACTCTCAAGATACGATTCATTAGTTCTTGATGGTACATTCTTATAAGCAATAGCTCTCGCATTGATTAGCTTAGATGTAATATTCTGTACGATAAGTGGTACTTCTAAACTCTTGATTGGAAAATACTTTGTTAAATCATTCTCCATTTGATGAGCCATACCTTCATAATAAGATAAGAATCTGTACCGATCCTCTACGTTCTCATGAGTTATATCAGATAAGAATTCCTTTAACTTACTTCTTACTAAATCTTTATTATCTACTATCATAGTTCTTTCACCATTGAATTGACGTTGCTATTCGTTGAACTATTGGCCATTTGTATTCAATCATATATGTGGCTGCATCAAGGCTATGAGTTAATTCTATATTACTCTTATCAATGCCACCATTACGATCTCTCTGAACTTGCTCTAAATCTTTTATTAAATATTTACACTTAGGATCAACAGTCATCTGAACCTTGCCAGTTGCATCCTTTAACTTTCTATTGAGTGCATTTAGTCTATCTCTATGCGATGGATGATTCTTCTTAGCATAGACTGTGTATCCATAATCCTTTATAATCTGATGATCTGACCGATGTGAGGTTGTGCTTCTGGCTGAACCAGCAGGGTCTGGATAAACTTCCTTCACATCTTTCCATCTTTCTTTCATCTCTTTGCAAAGCATCTCTGTGTTGGAGTTTTGCTGTCTTATCTCATCGTAATAGTGAACAGTACCATTACCATATACACAAGCTAAGACTGCTGTATTGTAATCAACATTATGATCAATACCGATTATCTTATACATACTCAATTCATCTGCTACTTTAACATTCTGCTCTCTATCAAAAGCCCACGCTGCACGATTAGCAGCTGTTTCAAAACTTGCCATAAACTCTTGACGATATGCTTTCTCATCAAGGTTTGACTTAGCAAGTTCTAATTCTTCTTCACTAACAAAGCCACCATCAACTGTTTTAAATTGCCAAGACTTCCAATCCTTATCATTGCCTTGACCTTTAATGAAGTAATCATAGAAGTTATTATTGCTAAAACCATCTGGAGTACCAATCATCATGGCTTCTCCATTGGTTGTTGTGAGCATAGGATATATCACTTCTTCAAATACTCCAGACTTTTGATAAGCGTACTCATCCAGGACAACTCTGGAGAGTTCTGCACCTCTAAGGCTATCACTTGCATCTGATCCTTTAATCGCAATCGTAACACCTGACTGAGTACAACTCAGCTCCGTTTCGTTGATCTTCCATCCTCTGCCCCTCATAATCTGCTTTAGTGTTGGCCATACTGTTATCTTGCCTTGCCGATAGGTCGGTGTTATATACCAACGATTCTCTCCCTGCTGCATTCGACCTTTTAAAAGGAACGCTAGGCCCAGCACCGACTTTCCGAACCTTCGCCCAGCTGTTACCACCTTGAAGCGATGCTTGTCCTCTAATATTTCTTTTCTCTCTTTTGTTAGATAAATATCCAATTACTTTATCTTTATCCTTATCCATTATCTTTATCTTTATCTTTAGCCCCATACAAGGGGCATATAAGCCCCTTACTTTTCATCGATTATATCATTACCAAAATCTAAAACTTGAAGTGGTTTAAATTCTTCAGTTATAATATGCTCTTTAGCTTTACCTTCCATACGCTCTGCTATAAACTGAACTGCCCAAGACTTTCCTTCTAAAGCATATTGAAACACCTTTCTCAATACTACCTCTAATTTATCCATTCCATCTAAAGTTCCTTCTTCATCAGAAATCTTTCTTAAAATATCTGGAATAGATCGGCTACCTTTAGGCCTACCTTTACCAACTGAAGCTGTGTTACCAGCTACAAATTGCCCTTTATTGTTCCGATTATCTCCGTTTTCAATCGGCTTAGACATTTTTTAGCTTTCCTCTTATTCTATCTGCTTGTTTACCAGTATAATCTTCCCAACGCTTTACAATAACATCGCAGTAATGTGGATCAATCTCCATACCATAACACTTGCGATTAGTCTTTTCACAAGCAATTAGTGTTGAGCCAGAGCCAAGAAAAGTATCCAATACAATCCCATTTTCTGATTCATATTCATTTAATAACTCTACCAATAATTGAATTGGTTTTTGTGTTGCGTGGAATCTTTCTTTTTCTTTTCCTATCAAACCATTATAAACAAATTCTTTAATTTTTACGCTATCTCTTTTGATATTAGTCCAAATCAATTCGCAATCTCCAAAAGTTGGCATCGTATTTTTCTTATCCCAGACAACCCAATGATTCCCCTGTGGTAATAAATCAGCAAAATAATTACCTCCAAATATTAGTATCTTGTCAGCCAATTCTTGAATTGCAGTAAATAATTCTTTTGGCGGTCTTTCGTCATCCCATCCGCCTTTATACTTTTTTCTTGCTATCGGCTTACCATAGCCACCAAAGCCATCAAAGCCACCAAAGCCTTCTGCTCGGTTTATCCCATAAGGTGGATCAGTAAACACCATATCTGCCTTCTGCCCATCCATCAATCGCTTTACATCTTCCTTCTTTGTCGCATCCCCACATAATAAACGATGCTCACCCAATATCCACAAATCGCCTTGCTTTGTTATAGATTCTTCTACCTCTGGTACATCGTCATCATCAGTCAAGCCTTGTACTTCTTCTGGCTCTGAAAATTGCAATTCATCTTCAGTAAATCCCCACTCTAATAATTCACCAGCATCAAAGTAATTAGCCAGACTATCCCAATCCCATTGACCAGTATTCTTATTCAATCTAACATTTAGTTCTTTTTCTTTGTCTGGAGTAAGCTCAATCTCAACGCAAGGAACTTCAGAATAGCTTAATTCTTTAGCTATTTTTAATCGTTGATGTCCTCCAACTAATATGTTCTTACGTTCTTTATGCGTATTTACGATTAATGGATCAACAAATCCGAAGCGTGTAATTGAATCTTTTAAATCTTGATGCTGATCCTTAGTCAATTCCCTGGGATTATATTCAGCAAAGATTAAATCTGATACTTTATAATTAACGATATTTATATTTTCTTTTTCTTTTTGCATCTAAAGGGCATTTTTCCATGTAAACAATTCTATTCTCAGGTCCTGCAAACCCACATCGTAAGAGCTTTTCTTTATCGTATCCACAAAATCCACATATTTTGTTTTTAATTGGGCAGACCTCAAACAACTACTTCTTTCTTCTGCCTATCTTCTTCTTCTTATTCTTCATCTTCCCTTTACCTTTTTTCTTTCCGTAGTGATAGGGCATTAATTACCGACCTTTCTTTGAGCTATTTCGTGTGATTCTCCAAAACTCTTTCCACCTTTTAAATCTTTAACCATCTCCTCAAGATGTTTTTTGCTATGATGGGGGGCATGAATTCTCATAGTTGCTTGATCCTCTTCTCTTAACTCAGATATATCTACACCATTTACTTTTTCCATTATCGCTTCCTTTTCATAGCTTTGCTTCTAATATCTGTATCGTGCTTCCTAGAGCCTTTTAATATAGAGTTTACTCTTGCCATAGCCCATTGAGCCATACCAATTCCAGGCCTACTGCCAGAAGTCCAAGCAGCTTGACCTCTACGATATACAGCAACAAGATCGGAATAAGTAAACACCTTAGACTTTTTAGATTTACTTCTAAGTATTTTAATAGTTGCTGCGTTTAGTTTTTTTGCTTTTACTGCCAAGTTTGATTCTCTTATCCATTAACGACTTAGGTATTCTTTTACCAGCTTTGTAGAGTTTATCCATCTTCTTTATCACACTAGCTAACTCTGATCTCTTGTTTCCTCGTACTCCAGATAAATACTTTTTAGCTAATCCACTCTTTTTATCTTTTGATACTCTACGCATCTCTTTCTGATCTCCTTAGAATAGATTTAGCCCATGTTCGACCAGCATCTCCACCCCATAACTCCCAAGCAACCTTGCCTTTGCTAGGATATCCTTTTTCTCCTCTTCGAAATCCAGTAGCTTTT